TAGACGCTTTAGCAAATGCAATGGTTAATTACGTTTCTAAAATAGAAGCTAGTTATCAATCTTACTATAATAATGAAAAATTAGGAGATAATAATAAACAACTATTAAAAGAATATTTTGATGATTTTAAAGCAAAACATACAAATTTCATTAATTCAATACGAGTAGATATGAAAGATTTAATTTTTAATAAAGACGAGAGAAAAGAATTCAATATAAGATTAGCATTATATAGGGAAGCTAGAAATAAATTAAATTCACAAATGTTAAACTGTATAAATTTAATTAATTCAGCAACAAGTGAAGTTAATTTACAACAAATTGAAAAAAGATTAAATGATAAAATCTTAGAAGTTCAAAATCAAGTTAATGATTTAAATTCTAAAATAGGAAATATAAATTCAAGATTATCTAACATAGAATCAAGATTAGATGCTCTTGAAAATAATACAAATGTTTAGAAAGGAGCAAATAGATGAAAAAAGAATATTCAATAATTATTAATAAACAAAAGAGTATTTTAAATCGTCAGCTATCAATATTTCAACACGATAAAGGCATAGATGTATATTTCAAATTGATGGATACTGATTATTTAGATTTAAGTTCTAATTATTTGTTATCCGATATAGTATTAGTTAGTCCTTTAAAAAAACAAATAAAATCAGATATAGTACCTATTATAGATAATAAAATATTATTTACAATCAATAATGAAATAATGAATCAAATTGATGAAATAGGAAATTATCATGTTCATATTAGAATTTATGATGATAAAGGTGGAAGAATAAAATTACCTTATTTTATAATGTCAGTTGAAGAATGTGAAGTGGATGATGACGATTTATCTTATGGAACAGTTGACGGAACAGCAATAGATAACACAAAGGTTGCTAAATATGGAAAAGAATTAAAAACTTTCAATGACGATGGGTCTTATAATAGAACTGTTTGGATATCTGGAGATGTAATTACCGATTCTAAATTGAACAAATTAGAACAAGCAACTAGCGAAATTAGAGATGAAATATTGCAACATAAGGTAAAATTAATAGAATTAGAAGAAAGTAAAGGTTATACAATTAAAAAGGGTACAGAAGATAAACCTATAATAATATCAGAATTAAGTAAAGGTTCTTACATATTAAAAGGTTGGGCAAAAGATTTTAATTCTAGTACTGAAATAATATATTTAGACGGTAATAGAAATTATGCGTATATAACAAACAATACAGATACTTATACATATGGTTTATGTTGTTTTAATGAAGATTATTTCAAACTATATAAATTCAATAAAATAAAAAATAAAAAAGAACAAATAGTAGATTATTTAAATGTAGTTATTACTGATGATGAAGATAAATTAAATTTAACAGGTGATAAATATCAATATTTAAAAACAGAAACATTATCAACTATTGTGTTACCAGAAATGGATGAATTTGTGGAATTAAATTTATTTATTAAACCAACAGTGGATGATTTAATTCTAATATTCCCAAGTATAGCATGGAGAACGCAACCAATATTAAAAAAAGATATATTGTGTCAAATAAAATTAAGTTATTTAAATGAAATTTGGTATGGAGACACTTTGATACATGATGAAAATGTACCAATAGTTAAAGACGACACATCAGGAGGAGCAACGGGAACTATTACAAAAATTCCTTTTAATAAAATTTCTTCTGAAGAGAGTTATATAAATTAGGGAGGTATGAGGTAATGAAGTATATGAAGAATAAATATGGCGATGAGAATGGAAACGTCATTTCATTTTGGTCTACGGATGATAATGTATTATGTGAAGATGGTAAAACTTTAAGAGAGAATTTAAATGAAGTTGATACACAATTTAAAGATATTACAGATAATTTAAAATTAACATATGACAATAATATTCTAAAATTAATGTTGGGTACAAAAGAACTATCTAGTATAACCATAAATAGTGGCACAGTAACTCCAACACCTAAAACTTACACAATCACTAATAATTTGTCTCATGCTAGTAACTCAAATGGCGCTACCTCTGTAAAAGAAGGTACATCTTATAGTGCTACCATAACTGCTGACAGCAATTATAAAATAAAAAATGTAATAGTACTTATGGGAGGAGTAGATATTACAAATAGTGCTTATTCAGGGGGAAGAATATCTATATCTGCGGTTACTGGAAATATTAGTATAACAGTTACTACTGAATATGTTTCAAGTGAAGTAACAAGATATACTATAACTAATAATCTATCACATGCTAAAAATAGTAATACTGCAACATCTATAGAAGAAAGAGCCTCTTATAATGCTACTATAACTGCCGATAGCAATTATAGAATAAAAAATGTAACAGTAACTATGTACGGTACAGATATTACAGATTCTGTTTATTCGGGTGGTAGAATAATTATAGATAGAGTTGTTGGAGATATAGTCATAACAGTTACTACTGAATTAATAAGTGGAGGCGACGAAGATTTATCAAAATTAGACGGAATATTACAAGATAGATTATTAGTATGGCATGATGAATTTGATGGTCAAACATTAGATACTAATAAATGGAGATATGCAACCCATAATAGTGGAGGTAGTGAACAACAAGCATATACTGTAAATAGAACAGAAAATGTTAGATTAGAAAACAGTAACTTAATATTAGAAGCGAAAAAAGACAGCTATGTTAGTGGTTGGACATGGAGTAGTGGTAGAATAGACACAAGTGGATTAGCAGGGTTCAAATATGGTAGATTAGAAGCAAAATTAAAATATGATGTTGTATCTGGTGCATTCCCAGCATTTTGGACAATTGGTACTTGCGCACACTATCCAACAGGAGAAAATATACATGGTGTTCAAAAAAGTAAAGGAACTCAATGGGCACAAAATGGTGAAATAGATATGTTCGAAGGTAGAGGAACTAATAGTGAAATTGCTCAAGGCGGTTGGTATAATCAAGATGACGGAAAAGGCAATCTATCTATAATATTCGGTAGAAAAAATATAGATGCTTCCCAATATCATGTATATGCCGTAGAATGGACAGAAACAACAATGATTTCATATATTGATGGCGTTGAAACTGGAAGAACAGATATATCTAATATAGAATCATGGCATAGACCAATGTATATTATATTAAATATGGCAGTTGGTTCTACAGGTGGATATCCTGCTGATGACTGTACTTCAATAAAAATGGAAGTAGACTGGGTTAGAGTTTATGCACCGGTTGGAGTTACAACAAAAGAAGAAGTTCAATCTATTTCACTAACTCAAAATAATTTATCATTTAATATAGGTGATGACCCAATAGATGTTTATTATACTGTAAATCCTTCTACAGCTTGGGATAATAATGTTAATTATGAATCAAATAATACTAGCGTAGCAGAAGTATACGGTTCAAGAATATATCCTAAAGGTATTGGTAATTGTAAAATAACAGCTAGAGCAACTAATGGAGTTACAGCTACTATTAATGTAACTGTAGCAGAAAGTACAAATATAAATTCTACAAGTATAACATTGAATAAAGATACATTAGAAATTTATAATGGAACTAATAGCACACTTATTGCAACTGCTACACCTCCTAACCATACTGACTCGATTCTTTGGAAATCAAGTAATACCGATGTAGCAACAGTAAGTAATGGTACAGTTACAGGTAAAACTAAAGGTGTTTGTACTATAACTGCATACTCAAGCGCAGATGCAAGTGTAAAAGCTGAATGTTCTGTAACAGTTAAAGAGGCAGTACAATTAACCGGACACCCAACATCAGGTTTAACACTTCAATTAGACAGAAACGGCATGAGTTCTACATCATGGACAAATGCGGTAGATAATACTAAATTACAATGGAAAGTTGCTAATAATAACTCCCCAGACATAGCAGCGTATATGAAATTTGACGGAAATAGTTTTTATTGGGAAGGAGCAAACTATAAAGACCACTTAACATTAAGCGGATTTAGTAATTACTATGATTTTGGCGAATCGCAAACTGTAATATTAGCAGGTGATTTTACAAATGTTTTAAATCCTATCATATCTAATAAAGCTAAATTATCTCAAAATGCTAATCTAGCTTGTATGAACAACAACGGAATAACATATTCTGATGCAAGCGGAAAGAGAATAGGTGCAATAAATTTAAGCACATCAGAACAAAATTATAATATAAATGGTTGCATATCATTAAGATATGACAAACAAACTTTAAGAGTAGATACTGATACTATGGAATTTACAGGTAGTACTATAAATAATAAAAATGTGACATTATCCTCAGCATTTACTCAAGGAACTTATCCTGCGTTACTAGGTAATGTTAGCACAGCTAAGGCTTATTTTAAAGTAGTATTAGTGTATAACAGAGTGTTATCAGATACAGAAATACAAACTGCGATGACAGCAATAAAAACATTTTTAGTTAATTAGTTCGCAATTTAAAAATATAAAATTAATAATCATTTAGGACTATATTTCTATAGTCCTTTTATTATATATAAAATAAAAGGAGGTATAATATGTACGGTAAAATTATTAATGGAGAATTAGTTTTTGCACCAGTAAATTATAAAACTTCTGATGGTGTTTTAATTACTAATTTTAATACAAATGAAGATTTAATGAAAAGATATGGGTTTAAAAAAATAAACGGAGTGGAACCAGAATATGACGAAGAAAGAGAATGTTTAATAATTTCCTCTTTTGAAGAGTTAGATACGGAAATTAAAGTTGCGTATGAAGTAAAAGGTATAGGTGCTTTATTAGACAACAACGATATGACTAAAGATGAATTAATTGAAACTATGAGAAAAGAATTATGCAGTTATAAAGAAGGTTTAATTGAGGGAACTAAATTTGATTCTCTTAATGATATATTTAAATATATGTTTGAACATTTTACAGAAGAAGAAATATATATTGGTAGCGATATTCCTAATGACCCAAAATATAAATTATGGATAAGAATATATGAAAAACCTAAAGATGATGACGACGATGGGAAAGATGTCCCAAGTAATCCAACACCTGTAAAACCACCTGCTGAAGATAAAACTGTATGGGTATCTAATTTAACTTTAGACTCAACTATAATGGGTTATTATATAGATTCAGAATTTACAAGTGATAAATATCCAGATAAAAATGTATGTTTAACTACCGACCAAAGATATGTTGGACAATATGTTAAATTTGCAGATACTGGAAAAGATATAGATGGTAAGGTATTCCAAATAACAGGAACAATAAGTAATGATGCTTTAGGATTAAGTTCTTCACACAGTCTTCCCGTATTCGCTATAAACTGTAAAGACCAACCTACTGCTACTGCAATAGGAGAAAATACAGGTAAAGCGTATGTGGGATTATTATTATCTTCTACTACTAAAGTTGCAAAAGTAATTTGTAATGCTTTAAACGTTAGAAGTGGTATGGGTGTAAAATATCCAGTATTAGGAGCTGTACCTAACGGATATACATTACCAATACTTGAAACTTATACAAATACTTCGTGGGTTAAAGTAAGCTATAATAATAGTATAGGATATATAAATGCTAGTAGTTCATATGTAACTATATCTACTATAACAGTTGATGCAGGAGGAACAGGAGAAGTAGGTGGCAATACAGGATTTACAGTGCCTTGTATGGGTGTAGATATATCTAAATATCAAGGAAATCTTGACTTCGCTAAAATTAAAACTTATGGTGAAACTAACTTCGCAATACTTAGAATTGGTTATGGTAGCAGAAAAGGTGGACAACCTATAATAGACCCTAAATTTGAAGAATATTTAAAAGGATGTGTTGAAAACAAAATACCTGTAGGTGTGTATTTTTTCTCATATGCAAATACAGTTGAAAAAGTTAAGATAGAAGCGAATTGGGTAGTCCAACAATTAAATAAATATTCTCAAACATTTGAATTCCCAGTATTCTTTGACCAAGAAAATGACTTAGTTGATAAAATGGGTAATCCTGGTAAAACAGTATTAACTAATTGCATGAATGCTTTCTGTCAAATAATAAATGATGCAGGATATATGGCAGGAATTTATACTAATAACTCATGGGCAACAAGTTATGTGAATTGGAGTAATGTAAAATATACTGACCACATATGGGTGGCTCAATGGAGTTCAGCTTGTACTTGGACTAGAACTGATGTTAAGTTATGGCAAGGTGGATATAAGAAATTAAGTGGTTACGGTGGAGTGGATGTAGATTTCGATACTTGTTATTTCGATTATCCAACATATGTAAGAGCTAATCACAAAAATGGATTTTAGGAGGTGATTTGATGAATTTATCAATATTAGGCAAAGTTGATGGTGCATGGCAATCATTAGGAACAACTACAGTTGGAGATAATTCAAGTTCAGTTACATTAGGTGACGATTATATTTACAATAACATAAATGGAATGATAGTAGAATGTATAACTATTTCATTAACTGCTGATGGTAGTTCGGAAAATATAACACAGGAAATCACATTAAAAAAATCATTTCCTAATGTGATTCTCACAGTAGCTTGTAGTTGTGAATCTACAAAATATATTTATAGCAATCTAAATGTTGTAGCTGTTCCGTCTGGAAAAGATAAAGTAAAAATAGGATTAAGACATTTGGATTCAAAGATAAAATTAGAAGGTAGTTTTACGGTATTTTTAACTTGTTTTGGTAAATAGGAGGTGATATGATGTACGGTAAATTCAATATAAAAATAAAAAGTGGTAAAGCAACATTAGATAGAGACATATTTTTAAGCAAAAAAGATAAAGATATAGTACTTTATTTTACTGTTGATGGCTTTCCTTATAAATTTTCCAATGGTGAAGGTATAGAAGGTGCTAGTTATTCTCAAATAACATTAGAAAAACCTAATAAAACTAGAGTAGTCCTTCCTAAAACAGCAGTAGATATTAACGAAATAATTTTAAAAGTAACAGAAGATATAGTTGATGAGGTTGTAGAAATAGGAGATTATAATTTTCAAATAAAATTATTCGGTAAGGATAACAGTGAAATCCATCTACCTATAGTTTATAATCAATTTCATGTAAATCCTATAATTGATTATTCAGAAGATACTTCAAGTGGAATAAATCAAGGAGGTATAGGAAACTCTCATATAACTATAGGAGATTCTATAGAAATATTTGATGTAAATAAAAGATATAATAAAACCACATGGCATGATAAAGACACTATAACAGCACAAAAAATGAATAAGATAGAAGATGCTTTATATTATTCATTAGATAATTTAGTTGTAAATAAACTTCCTGTAAATGGAGAAATAAGTTTATCTTTAGATAGATATCAAAGTGTAACTACAGACAATGATTTAGTTATAAAACTTCCTAGTATAGATTTCCATAATGAATTTATACTATACATAAATACATTAGAAGTAATTTATGCAACATTTAGAAGTGCAGAAAAAGATTATGTTTATAGACTTGCTAGAGGTTATTATAAGTGTAGATTAAGTTATATAGGTACATGGTTAGTTGAAATAATTATGGACAATAATAATATTGATTTTGATGGATTTGCTAGTGAAAAAGATATAAAAGATTTACAAGATAGTGTTAAAACTACTCTAACAGATTTTAAAAATAATTGCGATAAAAAATATGCCGATATAAATCATACACATAATAATTACATTGAAAAAATAGATGGAACAAAAGGTTTATTAGTTAAAGAGATAGACGGTTACAAAGGTATGATTACTGAAGATGGTAATGAAACTAGAGCTATTCGTACAACTAAAGAAGGCTTAATACCTTACGAAAGAGGAATAAGTTCTAGTTTAGGTTCAGAAGAATATAGATTTGATAAAGTGTATGTTAATAAAGCTGATATAAATGAAGTTAATTCGGTAAAAAATGTAACAGATAGATTAGATGTTAACGGAGATATAAATTTTTCAGTTGAAGGAAAAATAGATTACAGTGTTGACAATTCTCAATTTGAAATGAAGAAAAATGGAGAAATCAATAATAGTAGATTAGCATTAGGTTGTATTGAAATAAATGGAATCAGAATTTATACAGGTTCAGAATTCCCTTCAGACGCTAGAGAAAATGATATATTAATAAAAATAGAAGGAATTTCTAGTGGAGGAAGTACTACTCCAAGTACTGATAAATATGTTATTTCAAATAACTTAACTAATGTAATTACAAACAATGATATGACAAGTATAGAAAAAAATAAATCATATAGTGCAAAATTAACAGCTTATAATGGATATACTATTAATTCTATAGTAGTTACAATGGGTGGAACAAATATAACTTCTACTTCAGTGGCAAATAATACAATTAACATATCTAAAGTTACTGGTAATGTAATAATCACAGCAAGTGCTACATTGACAACCACTACAACTGTTCCTAATCCTGTGTTTGAATTAAATGCATCTAATTTTACAAGTGGAGCAAATAAATGGGTGGATTTAGTAGGAGATAAATCAGCTACAATTAATGGAACTGTGCAAAAGGTTAATGGTAGAGTTAGATTTAATGGAGATAAATATTTCTTATGCAATGTTAGTTCATTGAATTTAAATAGTTATACAGTGGTGGCTAAAATATTGGTTAATCCTACAAATGCAAGCGTAGTAGCTTCTGGTGATAACATTGTGACTTTAGGAGCAGGAACAGGAAATTGGACTGATAATATGGCTTGTAATATAATGTCTTCAAGCACAGTTTACCAAGCTATAATTAATGGTGATAATGTAACAGGTAAAGTTGCTACAGGAGAAATAATTTTAGTTATGAGATGTGATTCTACTAAGAAACAATTAACTTTAAATGTAGGTGACACTAAATATGAAGGAACTTATACAAGAAGAGCCTCATCATTAAGATACTTATACAATGCTACAAATAGTTATTCTGATTATGAATATATCAAAGTATATGATTCAGTTTTAACAGATTTGCAAATTTCAAATATTAATTAGGAGGGACTTTTATGAGTGGTATATACATTAATAAAAATGGTTCATTAAATAACATACTTATCTATAGAAAAACTTCTAATGGTATGGAAATTTGTCCTGTTTATAAAAAAACTTCTAATGGTATGGAAAGAATAGATTTAGGGAATGGCTCTTCTGGAGGTGGAGGTTCAACTCCATCTTTACCATATATCGTAAAAGGTTATGCTGATTGGAGTGGAAGTTATCGTGGCTCTAGTACAACTGGAACATTTACAGATAATTTCAATGACGATAGAAGAGATAGAATATATCAAGGTTATTATCCTAATTTTAATTATTTAGGAGTAATATGTTTTAAAAGTTTATTTGAACAAGCTAGACAATTAGGAAAAATATCAAGCGTGAAATTAAAATTAACTAATTTACATTCGTATTATTATGCAGGATTAAACACTATAATAAGTGGGGCAACTAATATGAACACTTATAGACCTACAAGTTTTTCAATGAGTAATGTTAATTCTACTCAATATTGTAGCAGTACTCATTTTAATAAAGGAGGAACTTTAACATTAACACTAAATAGCACAGCAATACAATCTATCCAAAATGGTACTATTGATGGCTTTAGACTGTTAGCACCAGCTGGATTCGCAGTTACAGATTATGGATATTTTAGTGGTACGGGTAGTACTCGACCATATATTGAAATAACTATAGCCTTATAATAAATAATTAATAAAGAAAGGTGGTGCTAATAATGGATTTATTGGAGGTGTTAAGTAATTATGGTGCAATGGGTGTTTTTGTAATATTAGTATGGATTTTAATACAACAAGTTTTAAACGAGGCTAATCAAAATAGAGACTTATATAAAACTTCAGTAGAAGAATTTCATAAAACTGTAAATGAATTCTCATTGACCATAAAAGGAATAAGTAATGAAGTAAGAGATACAAATGTTAAAATTGACGATTTAAAACATGATATGGATGATTTAAAATTGGATATTAGAGATATAAAACAACATGAAAGAGAAGGTGAAAAATAATGATTGATTTAGATTTATACATGAGTTTAATAAATGGTGGTGTGATGTTATTTTGTTTGGCGATTGGATATATAATTAAAACTTCAATACCTAAAATACCAAATAGATATATACCTTTAATTATGGGAATTGTAGGTATGCTTGTTGCAATAGTTAATGCTCAAAGTTATGATTTTAATGTAATTTTAAGTGGTTTAATTACAGGATTAGCAAGTACTGGATTGTATGAGGCTTATAGAAATTTAATTAATAAAGATGAAAAATAATAGTATAAAGAGTGGGATATTATTTTATCCCCTTTTTATTTTGTAAAAGGAGTTGATTAATATGGTACAAAAACCAGAAATGATAGAAAAATTTATGAAAATCAATAAATATGGGAGACCTGGAACTAAAAGAAGAAGAACAACTAAAATAGCATGGCATTTTACAGGACAACATGATGTTTCTGCTAAAAATACAGTAAGTTATTTTTCTAACGTTGTAGCTAATGGATATAGAGTAAATGGTAGATATATATACGCTAGTTCTCATTTAGTTATGGGACTTGAAGGAGAAATATATCATATAATTCCATTTAACGAAATAGCTTATACAACAAATAGTGCAAATGCTTATAGTGTAGGAGTAGAATGTGCAACAACAGGTTCAGACGACCATTACACTGATAAAGAATATGTTTCAATGATTAAAACAGGTGCTTGGTTAGCTAAATTATACGGGTTAGACCCTAGAAAAGATTTTATAAGACATTACGATGTTACCGGGAAAATATGCCCAAGATACTTTGTAAATAATGTTAAAGCATGGAAACAATTTAAATTAGATTGTTATAATTATATGATAGGAAAACTAAAAGAATCAAATATAAGAAATTGTACTAATGGAAAAGGTAATAGTATAATTGAAAACGAAATTACAAATCAATCTGAATATAAAACAGGGATTTATGAAATAAATACGAATGTATTAAATATAAGAGCAGGTGTAGGAACTACTTATAAAATAATAGATTCAATTAAGTTGGGCGAAAAAGTAACAATAACTAAAATTGATGGACAATGGGGTTATGTTGAAGATAAGAACGGTTGGATATCTTTAGCGTATACTAAATTTGTAAAAGCAGAAACAGAAGCATTTAAACAATACATAATAAGAACTACAGCAGATGTATTAAATGGAAGAAAAGAACCAACTACTAATTCTGAAATAGTATGCAAGCTTAATAAAGGTACAGCCGTAACTATAGTTGCAAAAGAAGGCAAATGGTTAAAAACCAAAGTTGGATATTATATTTATGAAGATTATGTTGAATTTGTAAAATATATATAAAATTTCCTAGTATTTAAGAAATAACGAAGCTCTCAGAGCCATTTTAAGGCGTTTAAAAATGTTCATAAGGTGTTTATACCTGTAAAAATAGACATAAATAAAGGGATAGGTGTTTTAAATTAACATCTATCCCAATTTTTTATTTTTTTGGACTATTTTTTCTTACGTTTCTTTTTACCTTTATCACTTTCTTCTCTTGCTCTTTTTCTTTCTTCCTTTATTCTTTCTTCTCTTTCTATTCCAAGTTCTTGTATACATTCTCTGAAAACAGGTATTACTATTTTTTCATATTTTCTATATAAAGATTGATTTTTTATTAATTCATCTTCGCTTACTTCGTCCCCAAATACATTGTATCGCAATAGATATTCAATACAAAACGCACTCCATTTCCACATACATTGTTGTTTTAAATAACGTTCTGATGATTCAAAAGTGAATATATTCTTCAATTCCCTCGCATATTTCACAGCATATTCCTCAAATTGTTCTTGTTGTTTTTTATTTATTTTCATAATATATCCTCCTAAAATAATAAATCAAATGAATTAAAAATAATTAATACAACTGATAACATCACAACACCAATTGTTATATGCCTATACGGTTTTACTAATGTGAAAGATTGTTCTAATACATATGATAAAATTATTAACAATATAAGGTTAATTAAAATTTTCATTATCTATTTCCTTCCTTTTTAGATAAATAATAACAACCTGCTACTGTATATGCCATTATAACTCCGCTAACTGGCAAACCTAATCCTGCTATTGCTAACATAGCTCCAACTCCACCTATTGTTAATACATTTGCACTCGCAACACTTATTTTATTTTTATTCATACTCTTTATCCCCCTAATCTATTAATTCTAATTCACTCTCTTTCCAAGCCACATTGTCATTTGTATCTAAACAATAATAATTTTCTGAAATGAATTTACTTGGTAAAAATTTATCAACTATTATTCCTATCTTTACATTGTAACATTCCATGATTTCATTTTCCAAATCTTTGTTATCTTTTAATATTTTATCCAATTCACTTTCAGTTATTATTAATTTAACCTTATCTCCTATTTTCATATCTATATCTCCTCTCTTAAAAATAGTTCTATACCTTCATAACAATTACTTTCTTTATGTGAAATACTTAGACATTTATTATCTGATTGGTATTTACATATATTACATAATTTATATTTGCCCAATACTTCGGCTAATTGTTCTAATGTTAATTCATGTAATATATCATATCTGTTCATTTTATCACGTCCTTTCTACACTTATATATTATCGGATAAGCAACTAAAATTACCTATCCGATAAAAATTTTATTAATTATTTTTTATTCAATCCCCGTACTTCCTATTCCGCCCATTCTCTCAATATCACAATCGTCATAATCTGTTGTTAAATATTTTTTAAATATCCCTTGTAATATTCTTTCTCCAGCTTTTATTTCTACTGTTTTATCTGTTAAATTTTTAAATTTAAATCCTATATTACCATCGTTATCTGGATTGCTATAATAATCTGAATCTATTATTCCCACAGTATTAATCAACATCAATCCTTTTTTAAATCCTATACTACTTCTTGGTACTATTTCTAATACTTCGTCTTCTAACATATATGCTTTTAAATCAGTTTGAATTGCATCAGATATACCATGAGGTGGTATTTTAATATCTATTGGAGTAGATATATCATATCCTGCTGATTCACTAGTGGCACGTGTAGGTATTCTTATATCTACATTTGGATGTTTTCTAAATTCATTAGACACAATTTCAAATCCCCTTACCTTTTGTGAGACACTTTCCTCTATTTTTAATGTGCTTGTTGTATAATCGACACCTAATATTTTAATTTCTGATTCATTTACTAATTCTAACGCATCTCTATACCAAAAATAATTAACATCGTTTAACACATAACATTCGCCAAAGATAGCATTATAACGTATATCTATTATTTCAAATTCCTTCCCTGCATATTTTAACATTTCTGGTATTATATCATAGAAATTATATTCATTTAAATCTTCTCTTATTCTCACTTTATCACCAATCTTAAATTTACTCATTACATCTCTCCTTTATTAATAATTTATATATTTTAATACATCTAAATCGTTCATTAATATACCTATATTTTTGAACTCTTTATACGGTATACTTTTACGCTTGTTATTTTCTTTAAACTTTTTGATTGCTAGCCCACTCACTAAATACACTTCTTTAAATTCTCTAAATTCTATTATAAAGAATACATTATTTGCATAGTTTTGAATCTCATTAATTAAATCATATTGATAGTCTTTTATATTTGAAAGAGGAAATGAAGTTTTATTAGCTGTTGTTTTAGCCTCAAATACTATGCTTTTTCCATTAGGTAATATACCTATGTAATCTAGACAAGGTGATTGTTTTTTAGGAAAAGCCGATATAATTTTAGCTCCTTTTCTTAATACAGTAAACTCTGTAGGAATTTTAAAAATATAAGCTTTTCCTTCTTTTCTATATTTTTCAAATTGTTTTGTTAATCTATTTTCAAATTTAGCACCTATTTTATTACTTTTATTTGGTATAATAATCACCTCCTTTTTTAATTAAATGAATAGGATTTAATCTTCCCAAGGGTCGTCGTATTCCTCGCCTTCAACTATTCTATCAAAATGTACGTCTATAAATCTAGTTACATCCATTAAATATTCTAACGCTGTATCAAACGTTAATTCTTTATTTGTGTCACAACAACATTCAACATATTGAATACCTTCTATGATATTGTTTTCATTAGGCTTTTCTTCGTCATAATAAAGCGTCCAATTATAAGCTCTGTCCACGTCTTCTCTTATTAATATTACAGAAAAATCTTCTGCAAGTTCATATATTTTTACTTGTTTATTTTTATTTTCTTTTAACATGTATATTTCCTCCTATTTACCTTGTAATTTTTTAAGTCTCTCTATCTCTCTATTAAGATACCATTCTGCCTTTTCAAGGTCTTGTATTGTTTTATTTTTGTCTTTTTTGCCAGCTCTACTTATATACTTCACAGCATTCCCTAATGCAAAATTAAACCCTTTATCCTCGATGTAATCCATAACTTCTATGTTACCATCTGTATAATGTGAAGGATGATTAACTGGGTCATTTTCAATATTTTCAGTTTTAATATCTTTTATCCCCTCTTTATGTTTTTTAAGTTGAAACTCATTACAACCATGCATAATATTTAATAAAATTCCATAAAAATCACAATAATTTCCAAGTGAACTTTTTACAAAATAATCGCAATCTTTGCAGTTTTTTTTATCTTCAACTAATTTCAGTTTGGATTTATCAACTTCTATTTCTTCATTTAGATATTCTTTATAATAAAATTCGCAATCACCATTACAAACCCCACTGTCAACTGGGCATATATCACAATCTAACACTGTTTCATCTAATATTGCTTGCATGTTATCTTTGGCATTTAATATATAATCTATTCTTTTCATTTTCATTGTTTTTCCTTCCTCTATTAATTCTAATACATTTTCTGACCAATCCCAGACTTGTTCATCTATATCTAACTTTATCACACCTTTACCAAAAGTACTTATTACAGTTGTCTCTTTACCTGCAAACTCTTCCATATAACCACAATATCCAAATTCACATTCACTCAAATCTTCTTTTATTCTAACTTTATCTCCTACTTTTATATTCATATTATATTTACTCCTCCTCATTTAAATCTTTCATTATAAATAAACTATTATTATCATTATCTGAAATTATTACATATCTACCTTCATTATTTATATTTATATTAGATGATAATTTGATATATTTTCCTGTTTGTAATGCATTAATATATAATTCACCTGTCATACTATCAAAATCCAAATTAACTCTTTGTCCTATAATCTCTTGCATATGTTCTATTTTTGAATCTATAAAAATCATTATCATAACAAAACCCCCCCTTAATCATCAATTTCAACTTCATATCTATACATACCGTTATATAATCTTTGAGATATCTTATCTTTATAATAATCAGCAACTTCTTTTATATTTTTCTCTTTGTAATATTTGTAGACTTCAAATGCCTTTTCTTGAGTTTCATAATAACCTAAATATTCTTTTTTAGTCTTTCCTGTTTCTGGATTAAGTAAACTACACCACGCCACATATTTGTCATTTACAGGAGTTGTACCTATAAGAGAATCACCTCTATCATTCTGTCTTTTAGTAAATAAACTATTAATTGCTTTAGGTACATATATACAAGTATCTGGTGAATAAATCTTATTGTGTTTGACAAGAATATCTTTGTCTAAGCACATCTTTTCTCCTTCTATTTCATAATACATTTCATCATCCCAAGACCCAAAGTTTTGGAAATTACGAAATGTATTATCAGTTTCACAATTCTTATATGTAGGTTGTTTCTCATGGAATTTAGGGTTGTAACATCTCTTTAACATATTATGCCATGTTTGATAAACTCTAGTTAATTTTCTATTTTCATCACTTACTTTATATTCACCTTCACCTAAATATCCAATTCCATAATATCTTCTTTCATATGGACACTTTATATTTCCTTTTTTAAAATTATTATAATGTGCATTTTTAAAAGTCCAATTATATTCTGGAAAGTAAACA